GCCTATACAAGACGCTGATGCTTTGGTCGGTCGAACTGGACGATAAGTTTGATGTATGGAAAGAAGTAAAACCTAAACGGAGGAAACGCAAATGAAGCTGGGAACAATCACGTTCGGTAAATCACGTCCTGCACCCAAGGCCGTTCTGGTCGACGTGACCATGGATGACAAGACTAATCAAGAATTATACAAGATTGGTCTGCAATTATTAAAGATCGATAGAGATGCCGTGGTGGCGTATGTCATTGCCGAAGCCTTGAAATACGCGGTCAAGAAATGAAACGCGCCGTAGTCACCATGTCGTTCGGGACGGAGTGGGATAAGGTTCTCTCGCTTACGCAACCTCGCATCGAGGATTTTGCCAAGCGTAACCAGATCGACTTTATCTGTATCAACCGCTCGGTGATGGACCCGAAAGACTACAACAAGTCGCTCATTGGGAATATACTGGTAGGGCGGGGGTACGAGCAGTGTATCTATATCGACGCTGATTGCTTGGTTGCCAAGGACTGCGATGACTTTGCCAACCCCAAGGAGGAAGGGAATGACGGCTTTATTGCCTTTGACGAGGGCGACTTTCTGGATCGCAAGGAGGGCATGAAGAAGCTGGCCGCGCAGTATGGCGGAACGATTACGCCTACCTACTACTTTAACTTCGGCGTGTTTGCCATCCGCCGGAAGCACGTGGGGCTTTTGAGCCTACCCCCGCTGGGTGTGATTCCTAATCACTTTGGGATGCAAACCTGGGCGAACATCCAAGCGCACCTTTGGGACATTCCGCTGTCGGGGTTAGATCCTGCCTACAACTGCATGACCAGCGTGGAAGAGCAGTACGGGCTAGACCGCCACAAGGATGCCTACATTATCCATTACGCAGGGCAGTCAAATGATCTGGATAAACTAGCAGCCACGATTGCGGCGGATGATGCCAAGCTGAAAGAGCTAGGTCGGTGACGGAGATTAAGGTCGTGGAGGAGTGTGGTCGATTCAGGCTACACACGATGGCGGGCAACGTCATTGGTCCACGACTTTACGGCTCGCGTCCGCCGACTGGCTTTCCGCCGTTGCAGGATTTGTTTGACACCTTGGAAGCGGCGCAGGAGGCTTGCGACTTGTGGAATCAATACGCTCTTTGGCATCAAGCACAACGTAAGAAGAAATGAGATCGACGCAACTAACCAGAGGACATCGTGATGACAGATTGCAACAACTGGCGGGAGAGGTGGCACTGCGAGCGATTGAGGACTTGCGCTTACTGCGCCGACGGGGGGCGGTGAAGGGCATGAAGGTTGTGCCGTGCTACACGGGTAGGGATCTTACCGAGTGCCCAGAATACAACAACACGCTGGAGATCCGCAAACTGCTACGCGACTTTAAGAATGGGACGGTGACGTGGTGGTGTCGGGCTAGTGGAATTGATATCGACACCCGCCGACTTTTGAGGATGATGGAAGTATGACTTTGCACATCGTTAACTTCTTGGGCGACTTGTTCACCTTCTTCGCTTGGGGGACTTTGTTCATGGCCGTGTTCGTCTCAATCGTGGCAACCGCCTCCTACATCACCATCAAGATGATTGAGTACATCATCCAATTATTCCGTGAGTGATTTCAAACAGAAAGTATTAACAGCGGCAGTTGACCGCTATGTGCTGACCCCGACTCAGTGCATGATGTTGCGTCAAGATGCAGAAGTCATCGGCATGAAGCGTGCGCCGGTGCTGGCCAAGGATGGGGTGACGCGTACAGTATCGCGTACGCGAACCTGTACATCGTGCTGGGTTCCATTCGCAAAACATTACGAGTGGATCTACAAGGTGATGCGAGAGCTTACAGACAGCATCAATGCCGAGCAATGGCGTTTCGACATCCAAGGCATCCAACAGTTGCAGATCCTGCGCTACTCACCCCTGCAGAAATTTAGCTGGCACTGGGATTGCTACACATCTGAGGCTCCAGTACGCAAGCTGACCGCAGTGGTTAATCTATCCGCCCCGACCGAGTACTTAGGCGGTGGACTGCAAGTGAAGGCTGACATCGACAACGTGCGGTTTATCCGCGAGCAAGGGGCGGGATGTTGGTTCCCATCCTACGTCGAACATCGTGCGCGTGCGCCTATCTTTGGTACACGCTGGGTGCTAGTGGCTTGGTTAACTGGACCAGCTTGGCGATGACCCACGCCGCCAACCTACCCCGCCACCAGTACGTGTCGGTGGATAAGTCCGTGATGAGTCAAGGCCAAGTGCAGGGCTGGGAGGATGCGGTTTGGTTTGGGTTATCCAGCGTGCCGCATAGGGCTTGGGCGTGCACGGTGATGTTAAAGTGCGGTGCGCTGTACCGAGGGCTACCCTTGTCAGCCATCTGCCACGATCCGGCAGGACACACCCACAAGTGGGAGTTGCGGGATGCACAACGCTGGGATTGTTTTGGCTACAACTTCTCTACGATAGAATACGATTACTTGCGCGAGCTAGACTGCAACGTGTGGATTGCCAGCAGGCAGGAGTGGATGGGTGGGAGTTATATGTTCACCGCCGAGCCTTACGGCGATGCCTACAGCCTAGAACCTAGTCAAACCAAGTCGCATCATTTCATCGCTCTGCACAACGGACGGATGACGTGTGTGCCAGGTAACAATGCGTTATTCACAGAAACTTCGTTCACAGGCAAGAAACCTATTGCCAAACCAGATTGGCTTCGGGTACAAACAAACACCTACCACGCCGAGGAGCAAGGCTTTGACGCTGTGGTGGGTGAAGAAACCGCATGAAAGCATTATACAAATACGCACGGCTAGAGGTAAAGGCACTGGCCGAGTTGCTGGAGCGTAACGCCTGCCAGCCTGGGCGGTTGCTGGAATCAAACGTGTCACCCCTAGCATGGATTATGAATCAAATGATGTACGACAAGTTTCACGGCAATGGCTGGAACCTTAACCTGCTCACTGGAGCTTTTGAAAAAGTATGACCGACGATCAAAAACAGAGACTGCGCTGGGCGAGGGATATGCTACTGACGGCAAGAGAGAGGTTGGTTGAGGAGCGTAACCAAGCCACGCATGGTAGGTCGGTCAACTTTATTCAGATAATTACGATGGTGGATGCGGTGGCACTGATAGCTAAGGAGATGGTGGAGGCGTGAATGAGCTTACCCACCTCGACCTCTTCTCAGGCATCGGAGGCTTTGCCCTTGCAGCCAAGTGGAACGGATACCGCACGCTCGCCTTCTGTGACAACGAACCCTACGCCCAAGCTGTCCTCAAAAAGCATTGGCCGGACGTGCCATGCCACCAAGACATCCGCGAAGTACGAGGCGAGCTATACGCAGGAGTCACTCTTCTTACAGGAGGATTCCCGTGCCAAGACATCAGTTACGCAAAGTCTTGGACAACCCAAGGAGAGTTTGAGTCAAATGGAATTGAAGGACAAAGAAGTGGACTCTGGTTTGAAATGCAAAGGGTCATCAAGGAGGCAAGGCCAAAGTTCGTGGTCGCAGAAAACGTCCAGGCACTCACGAACCAAGGACTCGACATCGTTTTACAATCGCTTGCCGACATCGGGTACGATGCGGAATGGCAAGTTGTGCCAGCCGCTATGTTTGGCGCACCCCATCTCAGGAAAAGGGTTTGGATTGTGGCTTACCCCATCGGCATCGGACGGGAGCAAGAGAGCATCATTTTCAGCGAAGAGTTTGGCAAAGAGATACGATGTTCATCCGAATGGGAATCTTGCGGAACAATATGCAAAACTAACGGGAAAAAGATTATGCCCGAATCTTTTGGAGTTCATGATGGGCTACCCACAATGCCACACAGAGCTGAACGCATCAGAAGTCTGGGCAACGCCATCGTCCCGCAAGTCGCGGCAGAAATCATCAGATGCATCAACAAAGTAATGGAGGATAATAAATGAAACTCTGGACCAACAACACCAACGCTGTAACCGTGGTCGACGACAATAAGCTGTGGCCACGCTGTAGCTACATCCTACCCGATGAGCTGGTCAACGCGCCGTTTACCGATGGGATACCGATCCCTCACCTAATCAAGCCGTACTACCCAGGCCGAGCGGAGGGCGGGACAACAGCGGTCTACCGCGCCGGCGCGATCGGGGATGCGATCATGGCAACGGGTGTTATCCGATACCTAATCGAGACTTCGGGGGGTGCGGTCGATGTCTACTGCCCCGCCCGCAATATGCCTCTCTACGCTGGGCTGGGAGCGCGGGTGTTGCCCTTGCCTCCAACGGCTGAAGCGTGGGCTAGTTACGAGGCTCACGTGCCGCTGGATGATTTGTTCTCTGGCAAGGTGGGCGGCACCGAGCTAGGCACTGGTCCTGGCAATCACTACGATAGGATATACCTGTGGATGGGGGCAGAAGGGATTGTGGCGGACGTGAATGGCAGGGCTGGGGATGTTCGGTTGGTCGATGCCAAGTATAAAAAACCTTACATCTACACCGTCCAGCCCGACACCGATGAGTTAAAGAAGATTGGGGTGTGGCCGCTACCCGCAAAGTATTTCGCCTACCATGTTAGCTCCAGCGGTCCGACCCGCACCTACCCACCCGCGCTGGGTAAGCTGGCAGTGGAGGCTCTACTGGAAGCCTTCCCTGACCATCATGCAGTCATCATTGGAATGGACAAGTCAGTAGACTTTAGGGTGGACAGCAAGCGGGTGGTGGATCTATTCAACGCCACAGCCAACATCCGCACGCTGTTTCCCGTCATCCAAGGAGCAGAGTTTGTCGTTGCGCCGG